ATTATGAATAGAATTAAAACGGGTGCTACCAAAGAATCCACTGGTGTTCATGGTACAGTAGAGGGGAAAGGTGGGATGAATCCATCAGATGTTGCAGATAGGAATTATAGCAATATAGCCGAGGCCGTTACAAATGATGAGAGGCTTATTGTCTATGAACCTTTTAAATGGGATGCTGTTACTAAAAGAAGAAGTGGACATATATTGTTTGAAAACACAGACGGTGTTTTAGTGTTTTTCCCCTTTGATTCCTTTTTCCACGATATAGAAGGTCATGGTGATAGAATGGCAGATTTATGTTTCACGCCTTGTAGTGGTATTTGGTCAATAGACTTTATGGTTGAGTTAAAAAAGGCATGGGAGACAAGAGAAGAATTAAGAGACTTGGTTTATGCGGAATTAAAAAGAAACCCTATACACGCCTATCAAAGGGCCGCATGTGTAAGAATGGTCCCCGTGATGCAACCTTTGGGAGACAGTGCTTGGTTACTTGGTGCGACCAAAGAAAAAGATGGAGATAAATTTCCTTTCGATTGGAATGCTTTCGGTAGGACCACAGTTGAAAGTATAAACCCAGAAAACGAGACATATGGAAGAAGAGATGAATCTTTGTTAATAATTTATCAAAGACTGTTCGGGGACTACTCATACGCTAGTGCTGCTAGGAATGACGCGGGAAAACTGGTAAGAGATATAATGAAAAATTACTATAAAGAAAATCCCGAACTCGTTCAACCTGAACGATTAGCACAAAGAAATATGACAAGAGGAGACTAAAGGAGAAATAAATATGAACGATATAATAACAAGAAAATTAAATGAAGCAAAAAAACAATTAGCAGATTTGGAACGAAAGGCTAATAAACCTGAACCCTCGCCTAATAGAACTGTGGACTTATCAGTAGGATTACCAGAACTTCCACCTCAGAACTTTGAATCTGACCCTTATATTCCCGGTATTATTAAACCCGGTCCTAAGATGTCAAATAAATTTAAGCAGGTGTAAGTATGTGGGAAACAATTCTAAAGGCAGTAAATGTTCCATCACCCGATACGGACATAGAAGAGATTAAAGAATTAATGAGACAAGCAATTAGATTACCAAATTTAGAATCACAAATTACAACAATTAAAGGTGCGGCCTCTAATAAAATAAGACCCATTAGAAAAGAAATAGAAAGTATAAATAACCAAATAAAAGGTATCAAAGAAGACATTACAGAAGCCAATAAAAATAAAAGTGGGGAGGGAGTAAAATCTTTAGAAAAAGAAATAAAGGAATTACAAGCATTAAATATACCTTTAAGAGAACAAATTGTAAAAATTGAAAAAACGGCAGAAAATAGATTAAAAGCATTGGAGAAATTATATAAAGAAAACTCTAAAAATCCCTTTGTGCCAATTATTACCCGAAGAGCAACATATTCACAAAATGCGATATTTAGCAAGAGGGGTGTAAAAGCAGAAAAAATTACACCAACACCTTCTATTCCTTTGGCTGATAGTTATAGTATTTTAGACGACGGTTATGGCAATGAACAATTCTATGGAAAGGCTATACCACTTACTTTACAAGAAGCGGCTGAACATTACAAAGAAAATGTGATAAATGTTGAATCTGAAAAATTTCGTCAATTTGAAACAGTGGCATTTAGAGAAGGTGGAGGTAGAACAAAACCTGAAAAGTCTGGATTTGCAATGCAGAGAAGAGAATTGCTCGAAGATAAAACATATGCTGAACCTAAGCCTCCCCGTGTTCTCGAAAGTACGGAAGAGGGTAAAAAATTAAGAGCAAAGGAAACCCGTGATAAAAATAAAAGGGCAAGAAATTTTAAACCTTCTGAGCCGGAACCGAAAGTTAAAAAACTACCAAAAACTAGAATGTTTACAGATGATTCTAGTGATATTGGGTCTGATTTTAAAACACTATCTTCTATAAGAACTATCCTACAACCTAAATCTACCGCAGAAATTAATGACATAGTTATAGGTTTAGACTCATTCTTTGAAGGTAAAGATTCACCTAATATAGATAAATTTAAACAAGAGGAACCTGAAAAATTCCAAGAAATTATAGACTTAGTAGAGTCAATATCTAACCCAATGTCAGATACACCTATGGAAGATTACTTGAGAAAGATACTTTCTTTGGTTCAAGTTAAAAAGGTTAAACAAAAATCAGGCGAAACAAATGACGTTCAATATATTATTTTTGATACAGGTAATGAACTTCGTGTTGAAAACGGGGGTAGGTATGCAAATACTAAAGCAAGGCTAACATTACCTTTTGATATGGAAACAAGTGATGAAACCTATGATATAATATCCCAATGGTTAACTGTAAATTATTTACCCTTACCAGAAGTTTCTAATAAATCCAGTTTTATTAGGAGATTAATTACAAACATATTTGATACAACTGAATCAGCAAATTCTCTACCTTTTGCTATTGAACGAATAACAAAAAACACTGAGTTTATTTCAAAATTAAAGAAACTAATACCAAGCAAAGGTGTATTTCTAACACTTAAGGAACAACAAAGTATATTTACAGAATACATTAATAAAAAAATGTATAAAGATATAAACTTATTATCCAACGTTAAAACTTATTTAAGAGAATATGATACTATATCTAATATACTTACCCCACCACAAATTGAAAAAATGGATAAATTATTAGAAACTCAAATAGGGAATGATGTTTTAGAATCATACTTTTTAAGAGATACAGCAAAATGGGTTAAACCTACCAAAGATAAAAAATCATTAGCATCTAAGTTAGGTATTAAACCTAATAAAAAGGTAGGAGAAAAATCACCAAAAGGGGGGCGTGATTTCTCATCAACAACTATAACGGAAGATGGGCCAACTCCATACCCTAAATTATCTTCTCGTTATAAACAAAAATTAAATTTACCCAAAGACGGAAATTACAAGGCTGAATACTCAGACTATGAAATTACGGAAGCGGGGAAACTTACACAATATCAAAAAGAAAGATTATCTTCTATTAAAGAAAGTTTTATAGGTCCTATGCCATTAGGTGAAAAGAGAAGGGAAGGTAAAACAATTCGCACACCCCGAAATCAAAAAACAGTTGATGAACAAGTAGAAAGAAAAAAACAGGCACAAAAAGATTATGAACAAATGTCACCTGAAGAAAAGGCAGAAAACATTAAGAGTCAAGTTAAATTATATTCTGAAATTGCTAGAAAGAATGATGGGCGGATTTCTTATGAACCCTATACTGGTAGAAAAAGACAATTTCTTATATCTCAAAGTAAGGGGCGGTTGTTCGAGGAAAGTATTAAAGAAAACTTAGAATCAAATTTAGACCCCTTTACTGGTTTCTATCGAAAGGTTGGACCGAGTGGTATGCCGGTTCAAAAGGCAGACCTCTCTTCTCTACCAAGTAAAGAAAGACGTAAGGTTAAAGCAATGTTACAAAACGCTCATCCTACCGAATACTTTGGTGAAGATTACCTCCGTTTAGGCAAAGTTATAAATATAATTGACGGGTTAGCGGAAGATGAAGAGGCTGAACTCTTGGAGAAACTCGGAGTAAAAAATCTACAAATGGTCAAAACAGCCGCATCACTAAGAAAGAAATACGAAAATTTATATGAAAAATTATACAACATGGTATATGACGAGGAGGAATAAATATGGAAGAAGGAACAACAGTAGAAATTTTAGAGATATTAAAAGCATTAACCGACAAGGTTAAAGATTTAGAGCGACAGGTAAAGGATTCAGATATGGCTATTATAAAAGGTGGCTATGTAAAAGGACCAAGACCAAGTGCTAAGACAAACACGGGAATGCCTAACGGCGATACAATTTCAAAGATGGATTGGAAGGATTTGGATTCTTTGGTTCAGAATTTGGGGGGAAACGTATGACTAAAAAAATAGAAAACATGTCAACAGAACGAGAAGATGGCCTACGAGAAGCAGAAGTCCTTACTCAATTGAGTGAATTGACGAAACTTATTACAAACGCACTAGGTTATGAACCAGCAGATGCTCAGAAAAATGAAAAGGCTGGAAAGCAAGTAAATGTTGAAGCACTAGCGGCTAAAACTATTACCAAGCAACAGCCGGAATTAATCAAGTATGATAACAGTCAAAAGTTAATGCCTGAAAATATGACTTACAAGGCAGAACCGGACCAAGAAGAAGTCCGTATTGAATCAGTAGAACCTGCTGAAGATGCTCAAGATAAAGATTTAGAAGCGGCTTTAGAAACTGCTTTGTCAAAACTAAAACGCATGAAGCATACTCTTACCGTTAATGAAGAAGCGGCATTGACTCCAAGTGACGAGATGTGAGGGTAATGATATTTACTCATTTTGATAGTATAGTGAAGAATGTTTCTTCTTTAAGAAATATGGTTCGTTCTACTTTTTTAAGCGCAAGAGATAACCCCAAAGCATACGAAAAAGATTGGGAAGAATTAGTTGTTGAATTGAGAGAATTATTAAAAGACCCTCAATTGAAACAAGAATTTCCTAATATAGATGATAGCGTTTTATTTGCTGATGAATCTTTAGGTGTATCAACTGGAAAGGCTGGGGAACTTTATGGATTTTTTAATAATGATTCATCACCTGTGACTTTAGTTAAACAAGATAGACCTGAAAAATTCATTGAACCAAATAAACCCATGTATCGTATTTTTGAAATAGACGACATGAAAGAAATTAAAGGTTTAACCAGCGACTACATAGTGCAAGAAAAGTATGATGGTCTAAGAATACAAATTCATAAATTTGATAACAAGGTAAAAATATACACTTTCAACGCACAGGACATTACAGACAAAATGCCTAAATGTGTAAAGATTTTAGAAGATAGAGTTTTCCCTAATTGTATTTTAGATGCAGAAGCGGTAATGTATAACGAAGATAAACCTTTAGTAAGAGCAGATACTCTCGCACATATTAATAAAAAGATTACAGAAGAAGCAGATATTAGAGCGCACGTATTTGATATTATGTATTTTGAAGATAAATCTATTGTAGGAGATAAATTAGAAGAACGCATTATGATTCTTATGAAAAATTTCTCAGCAAACGCTGATGAATGCGTTCTGTTTCCTAACAAGAGCAATACCCGTGAAGCAGATTCTTTGGCAGAAATTGAAGAATACTCCAGAGACATAATGAATAACCCTGCATCAGAAGGAGTAGTTATTAAAGATGCTAAGTCTTCTTATGTTATTGGTAAAAAGAAAAACCCCAAGTGGATTAAGTGGAAAAAATTCGTAGACTTGGATGTTATTGTTTTGGATAAAACTGAAAATAAAAACGGAACATTTGGATATACTATGGGTATCGGCCCTGTTGAAGAAGACAGTGTAAAGGCCGTTGAAATGGAAGGAGATTTCTATATGGATGTAGGTAAGACTACCAATACAAAAGAAAGTGTTGAGGTTGGGACTATAATTAGAGTAACTGCTGATGAAATTATGGGCAATCCAAAGAAAGGGTTCTCTTTATTTAATACAAAGTTCCATGAAATTCCCGAAGTTAAACTACCGGATAAATTAATCACTCTTGAATTTTTAACCACAGGGGCTAAGAAAAGTCTCGGTGATTATACAATTGAAGCACTTACAAAATCTTACGAGATTACTGATGGAATACACGGTTCGGCTAAACTACATACAGATGTGGATTTGGAAGGTTTTATTTTCCACGGTTTTAAAGACCAAAATCTAATGTCTAAAAACGCATTAGTGGATATAGATTTTTGGAAGCAGGAATTGAAAGAAGCGTATGGAAAAGATAACGGTAGATTTTTTGTATTTGTAAAACAATTACTAATAGAATATGGGACACTTTCTTCTAATGATATTTTCATTCGGGCTACCAAGCATGACCCTAAAATGATAAACCGTCTATTTGGCAATACAGAAAAATCAGAAAATAAAATGAAACAAAGACTAATGAAGGCTGGCGATAACTATGGTATTGTTTATTCATCTGGTAAATTTTCACACGATGACGATGTATTAGTAAAGGCTGAAACTCAAAAGGCTGAATTTGAACTTTGGGTAGCAAAAAATGGATACCTTCATTTTGTAATTATTTACAAAGGTAAGCAGATGTGCTGGGAAATACAGGTAAAGGGTGAAAAAGAAATATACGACTTCTTAGGAGAAGCAGGTAAATACCCTTGTAAGGCTATAAAAATAATAGATAAAGAAACTCTACTCGAAAGAGGCTCTATGATTATGGGGGCGCAAAGAAAGGGTTATCACGAATACATCCTTAATGGAAAGGAAACGAAAACTAAACTACATTGTAGATATTTACCCGTAAAGGATAAAGAAATGTGGCTTGCATGGACAGGTTATGAAACAAAACCTGCACCAAAATCAAGTGATGCAGGACTGTTTAATATCTACGAAGATGATTCATAATACTAAATAGTTTTATATAGTCATTAGGGGACAGACCCTAACATGCAGTTGAGTACTCCTATGTTTGGTGACGAACCAAATAGCGGCGGAGAATTTATTATTCTTAAGCAGGATAACGAATGTGTTATTGCTGGCTACGCATCAGTTGATGTAGTAGATAAGCAAAATGACAAGATTACATTAGGCGCAATTCGTGAAGCGGCTGACAAGTTTATGAAACAAGACCGATACCGGAATGTTATGATTACGCATTCTAATGTTCAAGTCGGTGAAGTAGTAGACCAATATACAGATTCCAATGGTAAAGTCCTAAAAACAGGCGTTGATGATACAGGGTTTTTTGTAGTGATAAAATTAAGAAGTGACATTGAAAAGGCTAAAGAGGTTGCTCGTGATATACGCAAGGGCAATCTTCGCTCTTTTTCGATAGGTGGACAAGCAATAAATAAGACAAATAAATATGATGACGATACAGGAAGTTATAAAGAAATTGACAAACTTGAATTGCATGAAATCACCATATGCGAAGAGGGCATAAACCCTGAAGCAAAATTTAACCTAATAAAGGAGGACAAAAAAATGAATACAGAAATAG